CTTGTTTCTAAATCAATGGCTATCTCTTTTGCATCCGATAAATCTTTGTATTCTATCGGAGGTGACCACATAGTTTTCTTTTGTAAGGGAAATACTAACTGCACTATATAAAGTCCTTAAACATCAGGATTATCCACTTTTGCAAATGCTAAATTACCTGAGACAGTTATGCGTGGTTCGTCAGTGCCATAAAATGGGTACACCAAATGTTGTAACTCTGCTGGAAACAATAATATTTCTTTTTCCCAAGTTGCATCTACTGCATACCAAACTTCTTCTATTCTTTGCCACCATGATGGTTTTAAAAAACATAAATTACCTGCTCTTGGAGAATTACTTTTAGAGCCAGGTGATATTTTTTGTAACTCTTCGTTCATGAAAGGTACTTTAATAAAAACTATAAAAGAAAATAAACCAGAATGACTATGTATTGGATTAAATTCATGCTTATACATAAAGTTAACCCAAAGATTTACCAGTTGTAGTTCTAGTCTGTAAGTGTCCTCTTTGTAAGTTCTTAAATACCCAGAATGTTTTTTTACTAAATACTCTTCATAAAACTTATGAGATTGTATGCAATTTATTAAAAATTGTTCAAACTCAGGAAATTTTGCAGTCATTAAATATTCTTGAACAATGTTACCTGCTAAACCATGACTGTGTGATATTTTTTCTTCGTAAGCAATATTTATCTTATTTACCATCATGCAAAATAAATCATCAGGTAATGTAAACTGAGAAATCTCTTTCATTTTAATTATTTTAAGTTCTTGCATAATCTCTTTCTAATATCATTTCACAATAGTGAATTGCTTTGCGTATATCCTCAGCCTTACCCTTTTCACTGTGTCTACAAATATACTTTATTACATTCCCTTCTGCAAATAAAAGTTTGTTTTCGTTAATAAATTTAGCAGGTTGAATTTTTAACTTTTTGTAATGGTGGCTGCCCTTTTCCCACAATTTGTTTTTCTTTTTCATATTCTTCCTTTCGTTGCAAACTAAACCCATCTCTTAATAAATTAAAAAGTTTGTCCTCTACATCTCGTTTCGTGGGTCGTGTTCTAAACTCCATCGTTAAATTTATTTTGTATGTCATTGTATTATCCTTGTTCATATAAAAAATTAGAATTAAAAGAAATTACAGTTTTTCTTTTATCTCCGTTTGGTTTTGATTTATGTAACAAATGTGCTGGAAAAGTAATAATATCTCCCTCCTCTGCATCATAAGATATTGTTTCTCCATTATCATCTTTAATAATTGTTTTGTAATTTGTGTCTGGCAATTCTAAATAAAACACATTTGTAAAATTTGTCTTTGCATGATTATGATATGTATGATGTGAACCCTTATTATATTGTTGATACCATGTCTTACCGATGTTCCAATTGTCAGCTTTAAGTTTAACCATTAAATCACACATATAAGAATTGCCTATGTGTTTATAAAAGTATGTTAAATACAATCTATCAAATGTACTTGCAACTAACCAATCTGACTTGCTAACATTCTCTACACCAACAGATGGCATTAAACTAATTAATTCTAAAAGTGTATCTTTGTGATTTTTAAAATCTTTAGCTTTACCTACATACAACTTTGTAGAAATGTTAATGCTTTGTATCATAAATTTTGTATCGCATAAAAACTATATACTAAAGTATATATTAATAATAATTCTATCATTATTTTTTCTCCCTCAAATAAGTTAAATAATCTACTCCCATAGGATAGTTGTACTTGTGGTCTGTAGACAGTAAATGTAATCGTTTCTTTGCTCTCGTTATTCCCACATAATATACCTTGCGTTCCTCTGATTGTTCTTCAGGATTTTTCTTTTGAAAAGAAGACACCCAGTTTGTTTTTGAAAACAATAAAACATTATCTGCCTCACCACCTTTGCAAGAGTGAATAGTGTCTATGATAATTTGTGGTTCATTGTTCAAGGCTTTTTGACCGTATCTCTGTAGTAATCTTACAAAGTATGTTACTTGTGGTGGATGAAAGTTTCTTTTTAATATCTCATACCAAGGCTTAGTGTAAGACTCATCATTAAGGTCTAATCCACACCAATCTCGTAATCCATCAAAATCATATTCTTGTGTATCTGGCAACCCTACCCAAAACTTTACAGAACGATAAGAGCTGTCTTTTATTTCACGAATATATTTCATCATAGTTTCTGCTTCGTGTTTCGTGATGCGTTTGCCTTTTGTAATCTTAGTCCAAGAACGAATAGCTTCCCATTGTTTTTGGTCAAAGGATTTATTCCCTCGATTATCTGCAAAATATAAACCAGCATCTTTTGCTAACATTCGTAATTCATTAACCACAGAGTTTACCCTACCTAATATGTACCAAGTGCCTTCTAAATTAAGTGGCACTTCTCTAAAATTTAAATATCGTTTTACATAACTATCTTTACTTGATGGATAGTATTCTTTTTCTAAACTGTTTAATATTCCTCTGCGTATAATCTGTGAGAAGTCATAGATGGCTTGACCAAATCGTTTTGTCTTTCGTAACACTACCTTTCTTCCTGCAAAGTAATGTGTGAAGTATTTACTATCAGCACCGTTCCAAGAATATATAGACTGGTCATCGTCACCAGCTAAATAAATTCTTTCCACATTATCAGCCATCTTATATATTAGTGACCATTGCAAAGGAGTAAAATCTTGAGCTTCATCTAATATCAGTAGTTTTAATTTCGGAAAGTCTACTTCATCAATGGCTCTTGAAATCATATCGGTAAAATCAATAAAGCTATCTTTTTTGTAATGTTCATAAGTAGATATTTTTCTACAATATACATCTAGAGAATCTTTTTTATATGTCTCTTTCTTGTATGTTAAGATAGGGTCTTGCATCGTGTTTCGTGCTTTGTCATAGATACCTAATGACCAATCTTTGTAGATAAACCCATCGTCTGCCAATCGGTTGTCCGATGTTTTAATTATCTTACTTTGTAATGCAAAATCAATCATACAATTTTTTGGGTCAAATACTTCTTCCTCAAAATATCTTCTACAATATTTATGTAAGGTTTTAAATCGTTCAAAGTCTTTTATATCAAAGTTAGGAAATGTATTGATGGCTCTCTCAATAGCTTCATTGACTGCTTTGTTTGTGAAACTTATATATGCTATGTCATTAGGATGTACACCCTTTGCTAAATACCTTTTAAGTATTCGTTCTATTAAAGTGTATGTCTTACCAGTGCCAGGTGGTCCGTATATCTTTATCGTTTTTTTATACAGACTTTTCTGTTTCTGAATGCCTGAATTTTCCATGATATGAGTCATCTAATTCTGTAACCTTTTCCTTTGGTTTTTGTTTTAAAGTTTCGTGAGATATAAATTCTGGTAGTGTCACATACCATATATTTTTTTCACCTTCGTAGTAATCTTTTCTTTTACAGCCTAACAAACGCAAAGCATCTGTAGTGGTATTAAATATTCGTGCTGCATTCTTCTTGATAAATTTATCAAGTGTTATCTTCTTAAAGTAACATATATTATCTGTTGTATCTAGAACCACATATCCATCTTTTAATTTGTCGTAGTTATCTTGCTCTATGTGGCTTTCAAAAAATTTCTTTAGAGTGTTATATTTTTCTTCCTCTAATGTATCTTCAAACTTATGTTGCGAATCTTCTATCGACCTCTCTACAATCCCTTTCATTAATAATTCAAATGGGGAAGGTCCTCGCTTTGACTTTGGTAAAGTCATCCAAAAAATTCTATATCGTAACAGTCTAGTGCGAAAACTTTTTTCATCCTTCATATCCTCTGGTGTAATCGTTACTCGTTGTTGTTGATAGTTAAATTCATACCAGATATTTTTTGTATCTCTAATAAATGTTATGTCGGAAAAATCTTCTATGACTTCAGGAGTTGCTTCACCGATACCCAATCTTCTTTGTTTACATAATTCTTTATTACAGATTGGCATATACTCAGGATGCTTTGGAGGACATTGAAAATCGTAACTACTTTTATGAACACTCTTAGATAATTGTGTCACCTCATTTCTTGGTAAAGGATTATGAAATATTTGTGCATTTCTACTATGTGCAATTTCTTCTAAGACTTGCACCGTATGAGCATTATTTTTTTTCATTTCTAATACCAGAACATTAAACAAATAATTGTTTCGATTATTGCCAGTCCATCGTTCTTGTATAAGTTTTTGTACACAAGGTGGATATTGTTTCCAACTATCTTCAGGTTCATATTCTTTTATTTTTAGTTTGTAAAAATCTTCTGGATTTATTTTTTTACTTTGTGCTAATTCTATAAAGGCTTCAACTAATAGTGGGTTGTTGTCATCATCATAAGCAAATTCCATACTACGGTTCATATTTTGATATGGCATATTCATCGCTTTGTTACATGGAAATATTTCTAATGCCATAAAAAACTTATCGTTTATCTTTTGTAATTTTTCCGTAACTTTAGAAACATCTGCCCAATCTGTAAAAAAAACAAAAATATGCAAACCACCACTTTTACTTTTAATAGGTACTAGTGGCAATTTGTATTCTTTGATAATATCTACATATTTTTTTTGGTTGTAGTTTTTGTAGCTACTTGGGTCTACATCAATACAACCCCATAAACATTTATTGTCTCGTTCTGGTTTTAAACCAATGCGTGTTTTACCTTCAAGGTGTTCTTGCCACTGGGTCGTGGTTAGTGGTTCGTTGACCGTCAGGTATTTTGTAATTCTCTTCCCCCTATCATCAAGTTCACCTGATACGGTAGACTTGATGTAGGAGTCAGAATTACCTTCAAATAACTTGAAGAGCTGTTCCATTTAGAATGGTGTATCGCCTGATTGATTTTCTACTTGTACAGGTTTTGGTTTTGCTTGAGGTTTTGTTTCAGTTTCCTCGATACCTGATTCAAAATCTACTTTACCAAAAATATCATTCTTAGATACAGCTTCATAAAATGCAGAGGTGGTTCTCATAATATCATCGTCTTTACCCTCTTCTAACCATTTGTGAAACTCAACAGACCATCCATGCCACTTGTGACCTTTTTGCACATTCTCTTCTTTAACGGTAGATAATTTATACACCGAGCTCCAAAGAGGTGGAACAAAACTACCCTGACTATCTGTTCTGGTCTTAGTGGTTGTCAAAGTATTCCAACTAGCAGATTTTTTCTTTTGAGAAGATTTCATTGTAATCAACACAGATTCTTTTGGCTCAAAAGTTTTTGCATCAACTATGTAACAAAAATGATTACCTGTATCTTCAACATAGTGACCATTCTCCAGTCTATCTTTGTTTTGGTCATCTCTTGTAGTTTTAGACATATCAAATTTTGTGTGAACAATTGGTCTACCTGTTCCTTCTCCTCTATCTGCCCATTCGTTATAAGTATTAATATAATAACAAGGCACGACCATAATACTTTTACCATATAATGTATTTGTAACCTCATTGTAAATGTCACCGATTTTTGCATCTGCATTGTATTTAGGATTACCCTCTTCTAATACTGGACTAGAAGAATGTAACAATTTTAAAATTGGTAACTTCTGGTCTTTGGCAGTAATTTTTTCCATACCTTGACCAGCACTTTGTCGTAAACTAATTTTTGTTTTTGTTGGTAATTTTTTATCACCTATAACAACTTGATTGTTTTCATTTAATGTTGCTTCGTTTTTCATATTAACTCCTAATTATTTTTGTTTTATTTGATTGATAAATTGAAAACACATCTACTGGAACTGCTTCACCTTTATCTAAAATTAATTCTCTAAAAGTTGCAGTTAAAGTGTTTGTATTAACTTTCTCTTCTCGATTAACATTTAACCCTTTGGATTTTAAATCTTCAAAAATATCCGTAGCCATATTGTCTTCACTTTTTTTAAAGTTAATTGCTAATTGATTCTTTATAATGTCTTCAAACCCATTTTCTCGTAACCAGTTAAAAGCTCGTTCTTGATTTGCTTTTGTTATGGATGCTTTGATAAAAGGTTTCACTTGAACCGTTGCACCGTCAGTTGTTTTTATTTCACTGACACCAACTTGATTTAATAAATTAGGAATCACTTCTTGAGATAAATTTCTTTCTTGAGATTGTAGTTCTTTCAATCTTTCTTCTGTCATTTTTATTTCATCTTGAAGTGTCATTAATTTATTACATTCTGAAGTGATGTCGGCTAAATTGTCAGAGCTTAGTTCTGTCTTTAGCTTGTCAGCTTCTTTTCGTAAGTCCATTAGACCTCCTTTCATATTTCTCTTTTACAAAATAAATCAGGTTAAGTCAAACGAAAAATTTTATATGCTAAATACCTATGATTAATTAGGCACTTCTTA